TCAGGATTTTTGGGATGTTCTCAAGATCTGGAGGAGGCCGTACGGCGAGGTGCGTGTGAGAAAGGAGGACCGATGGATCGAGTACCAGTCAGATGTGTGTAACGCATCAGGCCGTGATGATACAGCGCTTGCCAACGCCATTTTGAATGGTCTAGCTCTCTCACTCAGCTTCGCTGCCGCGTTTACGGGCAAGGAGATAGGTGATCTGACGAGTCTGGACATTGAGTTAGCCTCGAACGTCTTCTCCATCGCAGTGGTAGGGGACGATTCACTTGTAGCTTGTTCGGTTGAGATTGAGCCGTATCTTGAGAAGATTCAGCGTCACATTGAGGAGTTTGGCCTGACCGCGAAGATGGGTCACAGCTCTGATTTGTGTGACGTAACATTTCTCGGGATGATGCCATTTCCCGTCGGCAACAAGTTCTACTGGGGACCAACAATAGGAAGGAGGGGCTACAAGGCGTTTTGGCAATGTGAACCAGTTGGGAACCTACCGGCATGGACTAAGGGCGTGGCACGCCAGTTGTCCTTGTATCAATGTGTTCCAATCCTTTCGGACATGGCAGATAGGGTCCTCGAGCTCTTACCCAAGTATGCGGAAACGCAGTTCAGGGTTGATGAGAATCGGACCTGGTCAGCCAGGACGGAAGGGGTGCCCCACTGGGATGTGGGCACGGTCGACTGGTTGTGCAGGAGGTATCGAAATTTTGGGCTGAATCGGGCTATGGTGGAGTCCGATCTTAAGGTCATCCGGTCTGTAGAGCGGCTGCCAGCCGTGGTGTTTCTTCACACCATGAACGCTGCCGTCTGTACCGATGACCTATAGTGGCCTGTTGCATTCCGAATCCGCGATACAATGTCAAGGAACAATGCTTCATATTCAAAGCCTAGCGATTTTAGCGCAGTGCATAACCGTGCTCATCAAGTGTCCCTTGATGATCTTGCGCTGTCTATGGTGCTGCCACATGAGCACAAGCCCGTGCGACTCCCTGTCGTCCCAGCCGCACTCACTTCCTTGCTGAATGCGATGTCGACAGGGACAGTGCCCATTCCGGATGGCACAGCCACTCGGGCATTCCTTTGCCGGGACCCAGC